TGAGTTAATATTTTATATTCAGAAGAGTATAAAATACTAACATATGGGAATTCGCGGTGTATGGACACTATTTCGTAGTATATTCAAGAGGGTAAATCCTCTACAGATAGATAAGCTTACAATAGCAGTTGATATATTTAGTTTAGTCTATACATATCGTACCCATCTAGATGGACTATTAGATCTTATACGCGTATGGTCTGAGAATGGTCATAGTATTACATGTGTATGGGATGGTGTTGCACCAAAGGAGAAGCGTGAGATTATAAATGAGCGACGTAATGCAAGGGACACGGCAACCGATAAGAAACATGGATTGGAGCATTATTTAGAGGAATATGGCGAGCAATTAAGTGAAGAAGATAAGGTCCAACTTAATACGGCTATTTCATCCCTATCATGGCAAGGCTGGCATTTGACTAGCGCATTGAAACGGGAAATACAGGAGAAACTTGGACCTAAGGTGGAACATATATTTGCTGCAGGTGAAGCAGATGATTTACTTTTAGAAATGGCATTTAGCGATAATAAAAAGTTCGATGTAATTCTAACACTCGATTCAGATATATTTGCTATGGGGGCACCACATCTATGGAGGCTTTTAAGAGTGAAGAATGACTGGATAGTAGAGGATATTTATGTTGAAGATGTTTGTAATAGTTGGGGGATTTCATTAGGGCTTCTTCAAGATGCGAGCTTCTTGGCAGGATGGGATAGATGTCTTTTAAAAGGTGAGTCATATATGATGTTCAATACATCTTTGGCACGTATGAAACATTACCGGAATTTAGATACGGTCATTGAAAAATTTATACCTGATGGTGTTGATGAAGAGGCATATGAGCGCCTTCTTAGTATAAAGAGTGAATCAAAGACTAAATGGATTCAGTTACTAAAGAGTCGTGAATTGGCTAATCCATGCACCGATGAACCCCTCAGTTCCCACGATTAAGACAAATAGGATGTCGGAATATGTCCACTGATATCCGGTATCATAATCACCGACTAAAATTTTACTGAATAGGAGCGCGAAAATTACGCCCATTAATAAATGGTTTATATTTGATTTTTTATTTGGTATCAAGCCACCTATGAATCCCAAACTGATTGCAAGAATATGGCGCCCTATTTCAATCATCTCTATTATTACCTATTTTTTTAGATATTGCGATAGCTAAAAAAATATGCGACTCGAGAGGGGGTTGAACCCTCGACTTTCCGGTTAACAGCCGAATGCTCTAACCAACTGAGCTATCAAGTCAGGACTCCCTAAAGGGGAGTACGACTAGTTAGCAAAACGTGACTTCGTCACGTGAGCTATCAAGTCTAATGGCCCTTTTAGGGCCACGACTAGTTAGCAAAGACGCCTGCGCCGTCTGAGCTATCAAGTCTAATGACCCTAAAGGGCGTCTCCAGAACCGGAATCGAACCGATGACTTGAGGAGAATTGACAAATAGCATTATTGCTACAATCCTCCGCTCTACCAACTGAGCTATCTGGAGATAAAGTTGGCTTCGCCAACTTAACTCAAAGATAGCAGAACGTGACTAACGTCACGGAGCTATCTGGAGTAGGCCAGAGGCCTACAATCCAGAAAGCAGAACGTGACTAGCGTCACGGAGCTATCTGGAGTAGGCCTTTCACTGAAAATATTTATATTTTTGCGCAGCCTTCTAAAACTGCAGTTTTGCAGACTTTTTTCAAAAGTCTAGTTTTTCGCAGCCTTCTAAAAGTGCTACAGGGTTTTGCAGACTTTTTTCAAAAGTCTAAGCCGTCGCGACCGCCGCCTTGAGGTAGTGGCGGTTGAGGTACTTCTGGAGGTTGAAGTACGTGAGGACCTCATCATCCTTGACACTGAGGAGGGACTTGAGCTTCGCGTCAGGCTTGATCGTGTGCTTGTCCTTGAGGTCGTGCGTCTTGACGTACGCCGTCACCGCCTTCGTCACATTTGAGCGGCTCTCCAATGAGCCGTTGGGGCGAGCGAGGAAGCTGCAGAGCTCGTTGGAGAGGGGCGTAGGGATCTCAAAGATCGAGGGCTTGCGGGGCTTGACCTCCTCACCCTCAACAGGCTTCTTTGAGCGGCGGCGGCGCTTGTCGGCCTCCTTCTGGAGGCGGGCCACACGCTTCTCGAGGCGCTTGAGCTCAGCAACGAGCGCGCCAACCGTCTCACGGACCGTGTTGGCCTGCGTGAGCATGGCCTTGACGTCATCCTGGACGGAAACGACGGGCGCCTCCGTCGTGTCAACGGGCGCCGCAACGACAGGCGCCGCAACAACGGGCGCAGCCGCAACGGGCGCTGAGGCGGCTACGCCTGACGCCTTCTTGGCAGCCTTCGCAGGGGCCGCCGCAGGGGCCGCCGCAACGGGCGCCGCGACGACAGGCGCAGCGGCTACGCCTGACGCAGGGGCCGCCGCCTTCTTAGAAACAACCTTCGTGGCCTTCGTAGCGGAGGATGCAGAACTCATTATACCTGATGCCGAGGAAGAATTCATGGGGAATATACGCACTACACGTGTTAAATTCCATTCAATTTTAGAACAATCCGTTTAATACCTTTTTCGGGTGTGTCCATTTTTTTTGACCGGGTAGTTTTTTCTCGTCACGGGTTGATGCACATAAGATGAGGGGCTTAAAAGTTTCGTTTTACCATTAAAATGATTATTTCCGCCCCCCTCAGCAGAAAAGAATGCAATCCAACAAAAAAGTATCCTGTGCTAACATAAAAAATCGCAAACACCCTTCAGTTCGCTGCACCTATCCTGCAAGTAAGGGTGAATTCTGTTCCCGCCATTGGAAAAATCCAAGAAGGTTTGGTCCAGAAACTGCGACTATAGCGACACGTTCAGTACATAGTGCCGCTAAAAAGATTCATAAATGGTGGAAACTTGTATATGGTCTTAAACTTTCAAGAGAACGATCGCCTGCATTTTTTATAAGAGATCTCTGCACAAATGATACTGAAATATCTAGTTTTGAACCTCTTCACACAATTCCTAGAGATTATTTCTTTGTTATTGTTGAGAAGAATAAATTCTGGGGATATGATATTCGCTCACTTCTACTTCAATATGAATCGCTCGGGTTTCTAGAGAATGTATATACCAGACAAGAGTGTAATACTGCCGCTCTAGAATCCTTTCGTGCAAGATTAAATAAACTGAAACGGTGGAAGAAGACTCTCGCACTTGAGAATACGACTTCTCTTACAGCTAAGCAGTCTTGGAGTTTGCGTGTTCTAGATGTATGCTTACGTCTAGATATGTTAGGATATCGTATTGCTACACATTGGTTTTCTGATTTGGATTTATATCAACAAAAAAAGCTATATTCTATATTATTTGTTCTATGGAATGAGGCTCTTCCTTTATCTGAAGAATTGAAAAATCGAATTGTTCCAGGATATTCAAATGTGCAAAATAAACTGTTCAAATGGTCTATTGAAAAGATCGTTATAAAGCAGGATTTAGATAGTGTAAGAAGAACAAACTTGAATATAATTGAGCGGCTTATCTCATCTGCTACTGAGCAATCAGACAAAACGCTTGGTGCGATGTATACTGTTATGGGTCTTTCTCGTGTATCCCCAAAAATACGAGAGGCGTATCCTTGGCTATAACGCCAAATGCTTAATTTAAGCACTACATGGTAATTTAGTTTGTAGTATTCTCTGGAACATTCAATGTAGAATCCGTGACAACAATTACAGATTCTACAGACGTCACGGTTGGCTCAAGAACTACAGCTGGTACTACAACCTTAACATCTGTATTAGCCTCCTCACCCTTGTTTAGAAGAGACTCGGCATGCTTCGTAGCCTCAGTTAATAGCTTCTGATCCTTTGGTAGAAGGGTCTTAACTGCAGACATGCATACAGGCAAGCATGCCTTCCAACTAGATGGCTTTCTTAAATCTAGTTTCCCAGATGCAGCCGATAACATTAAATCAACAGCAACAGATGCACCCATTAGTAAATTCTCCTGGAAGGCAGCCTTAGTCTCGGCAGTAGCATTTGCGAATCCAACAAGGCTATCAACGCCCCCAGACGCCTCAAGACCCTTCTTTAGAGCCAATAAAAGCATTGCCTTCTTGTCAGAACCAGATAGTTCTACCAAGCCCTGAATTTTCTTAGCAAGACCTGCAGCAATCTGAATTACCTCACCTGCATCAAGAACACCGTCTAACTTTGCAACTATAAACTCACGTCTAGTTTCTTTCACCAAAAGTTCAAGAGGCGAAAGCGACATTATATACTATAGGTTTGAAAATACTTTAGGCAAGATTTACTTATATGGCCATGCAGCTGGAGGATATACATCATTTGTACATGTATCATTGCGAGGAAAATATGTATTCTGACCATACCCATACGGTTTCAGTACCCCAGGCATGAGACCATATCCATACGGTTTGGTCACGCCTGTAATAGATGATATATTATCATACTGTGTAAGTATTGCCCGTTGTTCTGTATAAGATTTCAATTGTACACCAGGACTCACTATAGAATAATCTGGATCATGGCAAACCGCACAGCCAGCCTTTCTCATGGCAATCGTTTCATGTTGAGCCTGTCTATTTACAGTTGTATATCCTTGAGTATATTGATGATCTATTGGGCAGGAACTTAAATCATATTGTATGTTATTTACAACCGGAGAACCTCTGTAATAGGGGATTGACTGAATATCATTATATCCTGAGTAAACTGCTTTCTGATTCCGTTTGAATGTTAAGAAAGATGCATCTACAGTCTTTGTTCTTGATACATATGAATTGGCTGCCTCGTTCTTTAAACGTATATATTGAGAGTAGTCCATTCTATTTAATATCGCATGAAAAAAAATAAACTTCTAAAATTGAATCGCTCGCCGCCAAAAAAACCAGCATACCCCAAAATGAGTGTACTTGCATCAGAGTTCAACGCGTCCAACCTTTCTTTCGGCGAGCTCAAGCAGCTTACGAGCGGTGCTAAGGCTGTTAATCTTAGCTATGAGGGTAAGCCCCTAGTCATGCAGGTGAGCAATCTTGATGTCCCCTATGGCCTGAATACTGAGGATAAGTTCGGCCCCACGAAGTACAGTTTCAATCTCTCTCTTCGTGACTTTGACTCAAATCCTAAGGTCAAGGCAGTCTTTGACGCTCTGGATAACCTCGACAACCGTGTCGTTGCAGAGTGTGTTGATAAGAATTGGCTCAAGAAGCCTGGAATGACCCACCAGATTCTCAAGCAGATGAAGCTGTATAAGCCTACGGTCAAGTTCAGCGAGGATGAGAATGGCAACCGTAAGCCGTATCCTCCGACTGTCAAGGTCGCTCTTCGCAAGAAGGGTGATGCGTTTGAGACGGTCTTCTTCGACAGCGACAAGAAGCAGATTCAGCTCAAGGATGTCCCGATTGAGGATCTCATCGTAAAGCGCATGACGGTCACTGCGCTCATCGAGTGCACTGGTGTCTGGATTTCATCTGTTGGCTGTGGCCTCTCCTGGAAGGCGAAGCAGGTCAAGATTGTCTCACGCCCGGACGGCGTTGGTCGTGGCTATGCATTCGTTGATGACGATGAGGATTCGCGCCCTCGTGCTCGCCAGCCGGCCCAGCAGCCGAAGGCGTCTGGATTTGCCGCAGCCTTCGATGATGAGGATGAGGAGCTTGATGATGAGGCGCTGACTTCTGCTCCTGTACCGGTTGAGGAGGAGCCGGTTGCAGTCCCTGCTAAGGTCAAGACGCTGGTGAAGAAGAAGGTTGTCGCCGGTGCAAAGTAAATGGCTACATAAAGATTAAATAACAAAAGATAAATAGGAGAGTTGGAGTTTGGGAGGACGTTTAGAGAAAATGTCCCAATCGTGAGCTTGTCCGAGTGGTTTCTGACTTGATCAGACACAGAAGGAGTCGGCCTTAAGATCCGATACGAAAGTGCGTGGGTTCGATCCCCACAGCTCACATATTTTTTAGCGCCAATAGTTTAGTGGTAGAATAAGGGTTTTCCAAACCCTTGACGTGGGTCCGATTCCCGCTTGGCGCAACTGGCCCTTTTAGCTCAAATGGTAGAGCATCTCACTTGTAATGAGAAGGTACTGAGTTCGATACTCAGAGGGGGCATATAATCGAAGAGGAGCATATAATCGAAGAGGAGCATCTTTTTTTAGTTTGTTTAACAACCTAAAAAGAGTTTATAAAATGCCGGATAGGTTAATTTACTGACCAGCACCACATCCACATTGAGATAGACCATTGAATTCATAAGGGTTCGCCGATGCATCCGCTGAGCATTTGCAGCCACCCTGCCTACGCATAACAACGACTTCTGCAGACTGGGCGCTAGTCTGCTCACTCAAAACGGAGATTCCAAGATTTACAGCCGCATCATTTGTAGATTTCCACGCATATAGCGCCTTCATTCTCTTCTTAAGAGTAATCTGGGATGCATCATTATTAGCAACAGGCATTCTACAGTATCAATATATTTTTCATGGCTCACATTGTCTGGTGCTCGGTTGAGATATACCCGCCATGTTTGCACTCTGTGGCAACGGTTGGCATGGAATCGGTGCTTGATAGCGTTGATATTGTGAAAAACGATTCGTTGGATTTGGACAATTACTTCCAGTCATCTTCGATTCTGTCAAAATGGAAGAAGGCCCAGCAACTTTCGGATATTTAGCAAATTGTTCAGGAGTTGGTTCTGGGCATTTCCGGGAAAGTAAAAGCATAGAGGGCAATTGAACTGTAAGAGGCCCGGAAGGGGTTTTTGAACAACAAGGATTTGATGAAGACTTCGCTTTGGCACAACAGGCTGATCGTTGATTCAGTGAGTCCGTATAGCCAGAAGACATATTTGTATTGAAGGACATTCTTATCTAATGATATCTTAAGAAGATGAAGAGGCACTATTTTCTCCTATTCCTATTTATTTCAATATTATTCCTATTGCTTTGGCTTATATATATAACAAACACAACAATGCAAATTGAAGAGGGATTTTTTGAATCTGAAGAGGATGAATATAGCTCTCTTAAAAATAATATAGAATCAACAATGGCCCCCTATTGCGAACTTGCTACATTCATAGAGGGGCGAATGAAAAAGATATATATGACTCCAAAGCCTCTTGATAATCCAATAGCATTAATACAAGAAAGACAAAAGCAAGCAGCCGAGTTGCGAAAAAAGGGAATAGAGCCACCCGTATATGACAATGATAGTTATAACGCACCCGGTGAGTCAGAAGCTGAAGCTAATGCTCATATTCAAGAGACGTATAAAGAGATATATAGCTGTATGGACGACTCAGCTAATTCCCGGCCAAGCTGTAGTAAATATAAAGGCTTAAGTCTCAAAGCTATTAAGAAAATATTTATTGGAAGAAATACAGAATCTAATACACCATGTTCATTATATTTTAACTTACCAGATTATTCAGAAGATACTATTGATTCAATCGCTGATAAATTATCCATGATTCCAAATAAACTGGCATCTACAATATCAAAAGAGCTTGAATGGTATACCAGTGTGATGGATGATCTACAGAAAGGACAAGATGCAGGTGCAAATCCGCCAGCACAAGCCCCAAGCGGTGAAAAGATTGCGGATGAAATTGCTAAAAAGAAAAAAGAAGAAGAGGGGTTTGCAGATAAATGCTCACCAGAAGTTGCTAGACTAAAAAGAGAAAAGCGAAAGAGTTCTGGATACTGTATATTGCCAGATTTACCTTCTGAAATGTCCAGAGTAAGAAAAATCATGAATTCTAAAGATCTCAAGTCCGTAATCTCTAAATCCAATAGTCTGCTTGCAAGAGCCAGAAAGATTCAGTCTGATTTACAAAAACTAGAAGCTGGGACATTATATGGCTGGCAGCAATCGGATAAGGGACCCAAACAATCTTATGCAAGTTTCAAGGGCGGTGATAGATCTGCAAGTTTCGTATTTTCTTTACAACAAAATAGATAATTATAAAAATAAGAAATGGAGACTGCCTACCTTATGAAGAATAATGACCATAAAAACCCCTATCACCTGTTTTTCTATATGCTTTCATATTTAAAAACATTCGATAATGGAATCCATTATTATTATCCCGAATGCGATAACCAAATGGTTGAATCAGCCCTGAACAATCTTCCCAAACGCTTTGTCCGTGAATTTGTTGTGAGGGACAATTGTAAATATCTTGAGACGACCACTAACTTTATAGAACGAATTGAACCAGCCGATGAATGCTGGATTTTCCAGTATATACGATCCCTATATGAACACATCTGGTCTCAATATAAGCAAATCAAAGGTAAATACACATATATCTCAAGAAAGAAGGCTGCCGTTAGACGTATTGTAAATGAAGGCGAGTATCTTGATGATCTCAGCCAATTAGGTGTCTCAGTCCATTTCATGGAAGATATGGCCTTTATTGAACAGATTAAACTTTTTGCAGAATCTGAAATTGTAACCGGGCCTCATGGCGCAGCCTTCAGTTTCGCCATTTTCTGCAAGCCTCAAACCCTATTATATGAAATATACAGGGCAGATAATATCAAAGGACATTATGCAATTCTCGCAAATGAATGCAATCTCAAATACAAGCGTTTTCATGATGTTACAGATTTCAATGAGTTGAGTCACGATATGACTATAGAGAAAGAGTCATATATTGATTCGTTAAATGAATTAATTGCGTTTTCTCGTTTTTCTGACATGTGAATTGATATTTCTACGGGTTACACGTTTTCCACTACCAATTCTCTGACGCTCTGCCTCAATTCGAGTGCCTTTCGCTCTCAATAAGCTGGCAAAACTTGTCTGATATCCGCTACATTCAATGGGGAACGACGGAACTAATTTGGTAGGCTTTGCTCTATATCTTAGCAGCAATTCAATACTGTGGCTTATCCAACAAAAGAGATCATTATGAGACATTAGCAGCGGATCATCGCGATAATATAACCCTATAAAGAATGCCAAAAGAGTATCCAAAGAGGCTATGCGTATATGTCGTTGTTTTGTCAATGGTATAGTGATATAAGAATGACAGGCTTCCTCTTGAATAATTAAACATACTAGATCATCATTATGATATAAGGCAATCATCGCTGGTAGAATACTTTGATATCCAGTTATTATTCTCTTTCTTGTATTTAATTCTGTAGAAAGGATGTTCGCATCTAAATCTGCATCTGAACTGAAAAAGACTACAGGTGAGTTTCCATTTAATAAGTACTTTGTACGAGAAGTCGATGATCGTCCTGGACCATATGTCTTATAAAGTGCCTGTATATCTGCACCCAGAAATACTTTGTGACCCTTTAAAATGTGTCTTAAGATGGTCGGTCTAGCTAGGGTTGCTGCCCTGCTTTCTGTTGCGGAATAGGGGTCCCTGCATTTTTTCATTGGATGAGTCTTCTCCAGAAGTTCCAAGCGCGAATATATCTTATCCCATCTAGCCACCATTCCACGTGGCCTACTCAGCTCTATATATGTAAGCATTCTTAAGAATACTGGATCAACATAATGGATCCCATCAATAGTGACCGACCTTTTATAAATCTGCTTATAAAATTCCCTATCTATATGGGTAATATCTGCAATAGCCGTATAATTAACGTATATTTTAGTCGTCCCGTCATGAATCCCTATACGCTTTGATATCTCAGAAAACCCCGCTTGCTTGAGAGTCTCGAGCAAATCTTCAGAATCACCTTTATCATCTGGTGTAAAAAAGTCGTAGTCGGGGAGAGTCGTTTCCAGATTATAAAACTTATCCTTGTTTGGAAGCTGGGCATTAATGGCCTGCCCACCATAGCAGACACGTCTGGATTTTCTTAAGAAGTCCTCAACTATGCGGATTGCACGTTGTAATTCTGGATTTTGCGCGGCATCTATATCAATTCTTTTCTGAGCTTGATATACGACTTCTTTTAATCGCTTTACAATATCCTTTGACATGACGACTGGCGTCTCTAATTGTTAAATATATTTTATGCAACGTTAACAAGGCCACCATTAGTATTCATTGTTGATGAAGGCTTCTTAGGGACAACTGGTTTTTGAATCAGAAATCCTTGAATAGGTTTAATTGGCTGTATTGGCGCAGTTTCCTCGAAGCCCTCTTTGTAGTTCTGAAAGCCCTCCTTACACTCAGGCAAGTATTTCCACGACCACCCAGCATATGTCCAAAATGAAAGGAGGTCATTCGCATTTGTATATTTTGATAATTTATCTGACAATCCAGCACGAGTTGTATCATTCGGAATAGACATATAATTTTTAAGTGTATCATTTGCATGTGTTCGTGTGATTCCCAGATTCAGCACGTCCAAAGGTATGCATTGAACACCCAATTCATTTAGTAATTTGTTCAAATCACGCATAGAATACTTATAATCTGGAGATGATATAACAATCTTAAACACATCCCTTGAACTTGTTAAATAATTAGTCATCTCCTTACTTCCAGTTGTAGTGTTAATATTTATAATCTGACTTGCTAACCCGACATGTGCAACGGCTGCTGGAGCCGTAGGAGCTGTAGTAGTGACTGCTCCTAGCGCTGAACCAGGTCCAGCTGGATCTTCATATATACGAGCATTCGTCCAATAATGTAAATTATCCTTAGGATTCCTTGATGTATTTACGATATCAGCAGTATTATAATTCACTAAAACTATAAACTTCTTTTGATATATAGTAATAGGGTTGTGAAATAGAGACGATTCAGAAAGACATTTATGAAAATTTCCATTATCCGTTAGTCCTAGATGATTTTGAGCGAGTGGATCTAATGCTGTGGCAATCTTCTTAAAAAACTTATTGCGTTGATTTTCTCCAGCAGGAATTTTACGAAGATATAAAATCACAAGGACTGGATCTGTGTTTGATCTAAATGAATAACTTGCCAATGCCTGCATACCATCTTTAATAGACCCCTCATTCAACGATCGCTTTATACCTGAATCATCTCTGAATATTATACAAGGTTCGCATGGTGCAGCGTCCAAATAGCCAATATCAAAAAGGAAGCCTCTAGCCCCCAGATGAAGTGCATGCCTTACTCCATTATCCATATCAAATACTCCATCCAATGAAGGATTATTAGTATCTATTCCACCTAGATATCCTGTTAGACGGACAGTTAGAGGTCTCCAATTTACTAGAGCTCGCTCATCTAGGCATGTGCCTTTACCAGAGACGATTAGTTTATATGGATTCACACTATTAATTAAATTACTGCACACAGAGCGATCTACTTGAATTAAACCCTCTATTCTCTGTCCTAGAATACTACGTCGCTGCATTAATAGTGTATCAACACTTGGCCTATCAGATCTGAATTTATTATGTGTCATATTATGTAATGCACCCATACAAAAAAAATAGATTATCATTATCACTAATGTTAGTGGAAAGGCTACTGCAGTAAGATTGGTCCAAAGCTTAGAAGAGGAGGTGCCATTGATATGTTTAATAGGAGTTATCATAGACGATGTTAATGTACCAACGCTAGTCTGCCCACCAGTCGCTCTGTTTAAATTACTATCTATGAGATAATATACAAGTATAACTAGTAAAATAACTAATATAACTATTATTGCTGTAAGTTTTGTATCAACTGGTTTAATGTCTTCTGGGTCGATGACATCACCCGTTGGATTATTTATATCTGTCTGCATTAATTCACTCATCTATTAAGTAAAATTAAAAATTATTAAGCGATACTTCATGGTATATCAGATTTAGATACTTTTCCAATCCATTCGTCGCAAGATACGACAACCCGGAATCTTTTTAGCCTTCTCAATCTTTGTTGACGTATAAGTCGTCGGATCCTCTTTATCGGAAATAAGCACTCCCTTAGTGTCAGATTTTACTGCATCGACGACTTTATAGCCTAATCCTGATAGGGTCTTCTCTAGTTCAGCATCACGAAAGCCAGTAAAGACGATTGAACCTTTGTAGGCTACAGGTGTAACGGTTAGGTTTGCTGCTGCCGTTGCAGTAAGAAGACGAGGATATGGTAAGAATGACCACTCTGTCTTTCTGAATGTTTCATATGCAGCCCATACCTTCTGAAAGTCGGCTAAGGCATCTGCAGACCAGCCCTTCGGGGCCACTAAACCTGGTGCAGACCACTTTGTCACATCTGATTGGGAGATCGCAAGTGCCTCCAAGCGGGTCTTACCAATTCCAGACGGGCATAGAGGGCTCGCTACGAACAGATCATATTCTGTAGGCTTCAACCATCCATCAGTCTGAATAGTCTTATATAGGTGCGCACCCTTTACCGGGCCAAGCAGTTTCTTAAGAGTATCCTCGCTGACCTTTCGCAGCAAAGGGACTGTCGTATATCCGGCATCAACTACAGCCTTCATTTGAGCCGGACCAATGTTGGACCAGTCTAGACGCTGCACCATCTTCATAAACTGAGCGGCAATCGTGCTTGAATCGGCGACTTTCTGCTTAATATTTGTTGCGTCCTTTTCATCTCCCGCCCAAGTCCAAGTATCTGCAGGAGGAAAGACCACAGCTGCAGGTGTTACGACGGAATCAATCACTGGAATCACATCGCCGCCCTTTCTTAAGATGACAGTTGCTCCGGGACCAATTTTCCAATCAACAATGCGTCTGGCATTGACACCTGATACATAGTTAATCGTGCTGCCGCCAAGATTAACGGGCTCAATCTTGACACGGGGAATTAAGTTCCCCACAGAGCTTGCATTCCATTCGACCTCAAGAACCTTCACGAGTTTAGTCTCACCATTCGGCGGCTTCCATGCAACAGCATCCTTAGGATTTCCTTTGAGGACACGAGCTAATGGTTGATTCGTGCGAATGACCAGCCCATCCATATCATAGTCTGATTGG